TAGACAGAGCAGAAGAAATAATTTATGCCACACTCCCTCCACAAAGAATGCATGAAAGTGCAGAGAAGTTTGAATGTAAATATTGTGATTTCGTATTTCTTTGTCACATGAGTGATGTTGATAATGTTGATGTGAATTGTCGTAGCTGTGAATACAGTTTTCCAAGCAAAGAAGTGCAAGGTGCTTGGAATTGTGAGCGATTTAATTGTGATATACCCAAAGAGAACGCATTAATTGGATGTGAAAAATGGTCAATGCGACAATTATCATAGAGGTAGAAAATGTCACAAGTAAAACTACGGTGTTATCAACAAAGAGCAATTGATGAAACGCTTGCCTTTATTCGTGCAGGTAAAGGTAATCCTGTTATTGCAGCTCCAACGGGAGTGGGCAAAGGCCTTTTGCTTGCTGGATTAATTAAGCAATTATTATTTGAGTTCCCACGACTTCGAGTTGTTGTGGTTACTCATGTGAAAGAGTTAGTTGAACAAGACTACAATGAGCTTGAAAGACTTTGGTCAACAGCACCATCGAGTATTTATTCTGCTGGTCTTGGTAAAAAAGATATTTCTCAAATCACATTCTGTGGAATAGGGAGTATCGCCAATAATGCAGATTTACTTGGCAAAGTTGATTTAGTAATTGTGGATGAAGCACATTCAATTAGCGGAAATGAAACCACTACTTATGTGAAGTTTATTAAGGCTTTAGAAGCTAAAAATAAATATCTCAAAGTAGTGGGATTATCTGCGACTTGTTATCGTCTTGGGCACGGATTGATTACGGAGAACCATCCTATCTTTGATGGGTTCTCAATTGATTTAACAAGTTTCCATGAATTCAATTGGTTTATTGAAGAAGGCTATCTTGCCACACTGACATCTAAAAGAACCAAATCTCAATTAGATGTCACAGGAGTTAAGATTACTGCGGGTGATTACAATTCAAAACAATTAGCGCAAGCAGTTGATAAGATTGAAGTTACTCGTGAAGCATTAAAAGAAGCGGTAGCGTATGGACATGACCGTAATTGCTGGATATGTTTTGCCACAAGTATTGACCATGTGATTCATATCACAGATATGCTTAATGATGAATTCGGTATCTCTGCGGTAGCAGTGCATTCAAAGATGAGTAATGATGAACGCGATACCGCTATTCAAGATTTTAAAGATGGTAAGTATCGCTGCGCTGTAAATGCGATGGTTTTAACAACGGGTACAAATATCCCACAGATTGACATGGTGATTGATTTAGCACCAACCACATCAACCGCTAGGTACATCCAGAGGTACGGAAGAGCAACTCGCCCAGTGTATGCCAAGGGTTATGACTTATCGACCAAGGAAGGGCGATTAGAAGCGATTTCAGCGGGTATAAAACCTAATGGCGCATTGTGTCTTGACTTCTCAGGAACGATTGCGCGATTGGGGATGATTAATGACCCAGTGATACCTAAAATGAAAGGAGAAGGAAAGGGTGGTAATCCCCCTGTAAAGACGTGTATTTATTGCCAAACAATAAGTCATCCTTCTGTAAGAGTGTGCCCAGAATGTGGGCATGACTTCCCATTTGAAGTAAAGATAACTCACACGGCATCAACACAAGAAATTATTGCAAAAGAACCTCGTACTAAAATCGTTAATCATGAAATAGAAGATGAATGGTATGAAGTTTACGATGTGCAGTATTCAAAGCACATTATCCGTAAAACAGGTATCCCAATGCTTCGTGTTGAATATAATTCAGCCACACTAGGTGCGACTGAATGGGTGGGTTTTGAGAACCCTTTAGGTTCACCTCAACGCGGCATGGCATATGGTTGGTGGGCAAAAAGGGTCATTGGTAAATGTCCAAAAACGATTGACTGTGCGCTAGCGTATGTGGGACAATTACCTAAACCACTAGAAATATTGGTTTCACAAAAAGGTAAATACCTTAATGTAAAAAAAGTTAGGTTCGCAGATGGATTTATTCCAGAAAATGTGGATGAAATAATTATTGATACAAAATCAGCATTAGAATTTACTGATGACGATATCCCATTTTGAGATTTAACATGAATCTTATTGATTTAATTTTTGAAAAGATAGGCGTAATAGTTATGATGGCTGGTAGCTATGCATTTGACAAAGATGGTAATGCGATTGAAGCAGTAAACATTCGTTATTCAACTGTCTTAACACCATTAGAAGATACAGAGTATGGTCGTGAAGCAAGACGGCTTGCAAAACGTAGAGAAAGATATGCGCGAGAAAATGAAGCTCGTAGATTAAAACGAGCAAGAGAAAAAGCGGAAAATCCTCAAGCCGTTAAAGAAAAAAGACGACAAAACTATCTTAAATATCGTAAATAATGAAAAGAGACGTGAGAAACGGAGATAATAATGGAATCGTATGATGATTTAATGGCTATATTTTTAGGTTATTTTATGTTGTTTTGTGCAGTGTTAATTATTAGCATGAGCATCGCAATTAAATTTAATGAATCCTACGCTATTTTGTTTAGTGTGGTATCAGGAATAACTATATTGGCTTATGGGTTAAGAAATGTACGTTAAAATATTAAGTGAACATGGCTACGAATGGGCATTGCGTGGGATGGCATATAGCTATCTTGATGAATCAGCCGATATCGATGCATGGTGGGAAACACAGAGAGATAAGTCAATTAAACGCGCAGAAGTACTAGCAAATAAAGATGGTGGTCACAATAAGTTCTTACGCAGCATTAATGTGTGGATGGATGTTCGTGCAACCCGTGCATTTTGGGCAGAATTTGATACTTATCAATTCATCACTAAGAACTCAGCAAGTACAATGCATAAGCTCAATAAACGCGCACCAACAAATAAAGACTTTTCAATCAACACACCTCGTATTGCTGTTGATATGTTCCGTGTAGTTTGGCAATCATATAAAGATGGTGATATTGGCATTGTGGAATTAAAAGATGCATTACCTGAAGGATATCTACAAACTCGTGAAGTGACTATTAATTATCAATCACTAAGAACAATCATTGCACAAAGAAAAGGTCATCGATATAAGTATTGGGATTCCTTTATTGAACAACTTATGTCACAAGTAGAACATCCAGAACTATTGAGAGATTTATTATGAGATTCACAGAAATCGTAGAAATTGATTTAAACATATGGATTAATCAACCATACTTTGATTCACAGTCAAATAAAGCTAGTCTTTTTGACGTGGCATTTGATAAAATAATTTCAGTTTTAGATGATTCCGAGATGTCATATGGTTTCTAATTTTCACAATCTTGAAGATGGAGGGGAGAATATGAGTGAGATGTCATATAACCAGATTAGGGCAAGTTTAAGTGAGTTTAGTAATACCGACATTGCTGATTTTTGTGTGCATTATTTGCGTGAACATATTCGCGGTGATACAACAGTATCAAGAACATATATTGCAATGACACATGATTTACAAGCAGTTGTTGATAAGATAGCTGTAAACATTGAAAAAAATAAACCAACATGGGAATAATTATGGAATATATAAACGGTACATTAGCTTATTTGGTGATGTTGGCGATAATTGGTGTGAGTACTGGCATAGTAGCTAAGATTGCTATGTTTGTTTATTTGATGAGTGTTTGATAATTGAGTCATAATTTAAATTGGGCGGATATTGACTTGCCCCCAATAAACCTGTGGTCAGTACCATTTATGCCAATTAAACCAAAAGTAATTGATGAAAATAATCATCGATTTGATGTAGTTCGTGCTAAAGAAAGACAAGTTATTTTTAAAGATTTATTAACTAAAAGAGCTAAATTATGAATGAAATAAGTGCAAGAGCAGAAATTATTACAAAAAGAACATATAATAGACCAAAAGAAGACGGTTCTTTTGAATCTTGGAATGAAACAGTTGACCGTGTTATTGGTCATCAAAAATGGTTATGGGAACGAGCAAAGCATTCAAAATTAAATAAATCTGAACTAAATGAATTATCAGAACTTCGTGAATTAATGCTTGAAAGAAAAGCATTAATGTCAGGCAGAAGTCTGTGGCTCGGTGGAACAGAATTATCTAAAAAGAGAGAAAGTTCACAATTTAATTGCTCATTCACAAATGTTGAAACCGTGTATGATGTTGTTGATTGCTTTTGGTTATTGTTACAAGGCTGTGGCGTTGGGTTTAAACCTGTTCGTGGTACATTAAATGGGTTTAGCAAGGCTATTGCTAACGTAGAAATTATTAGGTCAACAAGAAGCGATAAGTTAGGAAATCAGAATAATGTTGAAACATTTGATAGGGATACAAAAACATGGACAATTATAATTGGTGATTCTGCTGAAGCATGGGCAAAATCAATAGGAAAGATATTAG